AGATTGGAGAGAGTACTTTCTGAGAAACATATGCGTTCTCTTTCTCCTTGGAATTTAATTAATTACAGGGAGTTTACCATTCATGGTAGAAAGAATATTGCTTATGATCTTGGTGGTGTATCTTGTTTAGATTATCTTGACTTATATAAAAAGTTCACATATTCTAATCAGGAGTCTTATAGATTAGATCATATTGCTTTTGTTGAACTTGGTCAAAAGAAATTAGACCACAGTGAATATGAAAACTTCAAACAGTTCTATACACAGGATTGGCAGAAGTTTATTGATTATAACATTCTTGACGTTGAACTAGTTGATCGTCTAGAAGATAAGATGAGGTTGATTGAACTTTGTCTTACTATGGCATATGATGCCAAACAAAACTATGAAGATGTATATTCTCAGGTTAAGACTTGGGATAATATTATTTTCAACTATCTTAAGAAGGATCATATAGTTGTTCCTCCTAAGATTTCACATAAAAAAGATACCGCTTATGCAGGGGCTTATGTCAAGGAACCGAAAACAGGACGCTATGATTGGGTTGTCAATTTTGACCTCAATAGCCTTTATCCTCATCTTATTATGCAATATAATATCAGTCCCGAAACCCTCAGGCAGACTCGACATCCCAGTGCGAGCGTTGAGGGGATCTTAAATGAGAGTATAAAGGTTGATACACCTTATGCTGTATGTGCCAATGGTGCTCAATACAGCAAAGATTTTCAAGGATTTCTCCCTAAGTTAATGGAGAAGATGTATAATGATAGAGTCATCTTTAAGAAGAAGATGATTGAGGCGAAGAAACAATATGAAAAGACACCATCACTTGCTCTTACAAAAGAGATTTCTAGGTGTAATAATATTCAGATGGCTAAAAAGATATCTCTCAATAGTGCTTATGGTGCTATTGGTAATGAGTACTTTAGGTACTTTAGGATAGCCAATGCAGAAGCTATTACTTTGTCTGGACAAGTATCTATCCGTTGGATAGAGAATAAGATGAATGATTACGTGAATAAAATTTTGAAAACTAAAGGAGAAGATTATGTTATTGCTTCAGATACTGATTCCATCTATCTTAATATGGGGCCTTTTGTTGACGCTGTATACGAAGGGCGAGAGAAAACTAATGAGAGCGTTGTTGGGTTCCTTGACAAGGTGTGTAAAGTTAAACTTGAACCTTTTATTGAAAGTGCTTACCAAGCGTTGGCCAGGAACGTCAACGCCTATGCCCAAAAGATGATAATGAAAAGGGAGAACATTGCCGATAGAGGTATATGGACTGCCAAGAAAAGATACATTTTAAACGTATGGGATAGTGAAGGAGTTAGATATGAGAAACCAAAACTTAAGATCATGGGATTGGAGACTGCTCGTTCGTCAACTCCTGCTTTCTTTAGAGATAAGTTAAAGAAAGCTTTTACAATTATAATCAATGATACTAATGATGATCTAATTAAGTTTATTGATGAAGTTCGTAAGGAGACTAGAGAACAAGATATAGAGAATATATCATTCCCTAGAGGATGTAATAATTTAGATAAGTATAGAAGTTCTGCTGATTTGTATAAGAAGGGAACTCCGATTCAGGTTAGAGGTGCTCTTCTATATAATCATTACATAAAGAAGAAGAAATTGCAGAGTAAGTATCCACTTATTCAGGAAGGTGAGAAGATTAAGTTTGTTTATCTTAAGAAGCCTAATCCTATCAATGAAGATATCATTGCATATTTTCAGACACTTCCAACTGAACTTAATCTGAAAAATTATATAGATTATGATACTCAGTTTGAAAAGAGTTTCACTGCTCCTTTAAAGAATGTCTTAGAGACAATAGGATGGCAGGTTGAGAAGCGTGGATCGCTTGAATCTTTCTTTGTTTAATGGTACAATAGTAAAAAGGAATTGAATTATGAGTTTTCTTAAAAATGTAATTAAAGAGTTGGATAATGAATTTGCTTCAGTTGCAGATGATGGAATATCAGCAGGGGATTGTGATTCCTTTGTAGATACTGGCAGTTTCATTTTTAATGCTTTAGTTAGTGGTAGTATCTTTGGTGGTCTTCCATCAAATAAAATTACAGCTCTTGCAGGTGAGTCTAGTACTGGTAAAACATTCTTTGCTTTATCAATCGTTAAGAACTTTTTACAGACAAATCCAGCTGCACAAGTAATATATTTTGAAACTGAATCTGCTATTACTAAGAGTATGCTTAGTACACGTGGTATTGATGTGACACGTTTAGGATTGGTTCCTGTTACTACAGTACAAGAGTTTAGAACACAAGCAATTAAAGTTGTAGATGAATATACTAAATTACCATTAGCAGATCGACCACCATTGATGTTTGTATTAGATTCATTGGGTATGCTTTCAACTACTAAAGAAGTTGAAGATGCAGCTGCTGGTAAAGAGACTCGTGATATGACTCGTGCTCAAATTGTTAAATCAATATTCAGAATTTTATCTCTTAAATTAGGTCGTGCAAATATACCTTTAATCGTTACTAATCATACATATGATGTAGTAGGATCTTATATGCCTACGAAAGAAATGGGTGGTGGTAGTGGATTAAAATATGCCGCATCTACTATAATCTATCTCTCTAAATCTAAAGAGAAAGATGGTAAGGATGTTATTGGTAATATCATTAAATGTAAAGCCTATAAATCTAGATTCACAAAAGAAAATTCTATAGTATCTACTAGGTTGTACTACGATGAAAGAGGATTGGACTCCTATTACGGACTCCTCGAACTGGGAGAAAAATATGGCATCTTTACAAAAGTTGGAAACAGATACCAGATTGGAGAGGCGAAAATTTATCCTAAGAATATTCTCGAAGATCCTCAAAAGTTTTTCACGCCAGAAGTAATGCAAGCACTTGACGAATGTGCGAAGAAGGAGTATAGTTATGGTTCATTCGATGGTGTAAATTGATGGTTGATAGGATTGAGAATAAAATCCTTTCTAATCTTATTCATGTTGAAGATTATATGAGGAAGGTAATTCCTTTTATAAAGGATGTTTATTTTGATAATGTATCTGAGAAAACAATCTTTCAAGAGATACTAGATTTTATCAATCAATATGATGGCCTTCCAACTAAATCTGTTCTAACTATAGAAGTAGAGAATAGGAAAGATCTCTCTGAAGATATGTTCAAAGAGTGTGTTGGTATCATTGATAGTTTCACTGATGAGAAAGTAGATCAAACTTGGTTAGTTGATAGTACAGAGAAGTGGTGTAAGGAGAGAGCTGTATATCTTGCATTAATGGAGTCAGTTAAGATTGCTGACGGTAAGGATGAGAAAAAGAATAGAGATGCTATTCCTAGTATATTGTCAGAAGCATTATCAGTATCATTTGATGATCATATAGGACATGATTATTTTGCAGATGCTGATTCTAGATATGAGTTTTATCATTTGAAAGAAGATAAGATTCAGTTTGATCTTGATATGTTTAACAAGATTACTAAGGGTGGATTACCACGTAAGACATTAAACATTGCTCTTGCTGGTACTGGTGTTGGTAAATCTTTATTCATGTGTCATCAAGCTGCTTCTTGTTTGATGGAAGGTAAGAATGTTTTGTATATTACTTTAGAGATGGCGGAAGAAAGAATTGCAGAACGTATAGATGCAAATCTTTTTAATGTTGATATTAAATCTATTATAGAACTTCCTAAACCAATGTATGATACAAAGGTTCAGAAGATAACAAAGAAGACTCATGGACAATTAATCATTAAAGAATATCCAACTGCTTCTGCACACGCTGGACACTTTAGAGCATTGTTAAATGAGTTACATCTTAAGAAAAATTTTACACCAGATATCATTTTTATTGATTATCTAAATATTTGTTCATCTAGTCGTTACAAGGGTACAATTGTTAATTCATACACGTTCGTTAAGGCGATTGCGGAGGAACTTCGTGGTCTTGCTGTGGAAGCAAATCTACCGATTGTCAGTGCTACTCAAACTACTCGTTCTGGTTTTGGTTCTACTGACGTTGACCTCACTGACACTTCAGAATCCTTTGGACTCCCTGCTACTGCTGATTTTATGTTCGCTCTCATATCTACTGAGGAGTTGGAAGCATTGAATCAGATTATGGTTAAACAGTTAAAGAATCGGTATAATGATCCTACAATGTTTAAAAGATTTGTTGTGGGTATTGACAGATCGAAGATGAAACTGTATAATGTAGAGGACAGTGCTCAGAAAAACATCGTTGATTCAGGTCAAGATGATTCTGAGATTTCAGATACAAAGCATAGAAGTTTTGAAGGATTCAAAGTATGAAATTAAAAGACAATAGGATAACTCCTAAAGAAAGTGATGAGTATGATCCAATTCAACCTAAGCCATCACCTGAAAAAGTTGTAGTTGATTATGAAGAGTATCTCAATTTTGTTTCACAAGTAACTAGTGAAG